AAAGCAATGGCAGATGAAGACCGCCCTAAGGTGCTGTTTGTTATTGATAGTTTGGGCATGTTGCTGACACCTACTGATGTTGATCAGTTTGACAAAGGTGATATGAAAGGTGATATGGGTCGTAAGCCTAAGGCATTGACTTCACTTGTTCGTAACACAGTTAATATGATTGGCTCGCACAATGTAGGACTTGTGTGTACTAACCACACATACGCATCGCAAGATATGTTTGATCCAGATGATAAGATTTCAGGTGGTCAAGGCTTTATCTATGCGTCATCTATTGTAGTAGCAATGAAGAAGTTGAAACTAAAAGAAGATGAAGATGGTAACAAGATCAGTCAAGTTATGGGTATCCGTGCTGGCTGTAAAGTTATGAAAACACGTTATGCAAAACCATTCGAAGGTGTACAAGTTAAAATTCCTTATGAAACAGGAATGAATCCATATAGCGGATTGCTTGAATTGTTTGAAGGTAAGGGTATTATTACTAAACAAGGTAATCGTTTAGCATATACTACTTCAACTGGTGAAGAAATCTTAGAATATCGTAAAAAGTGGATTGGTGAAAATCTTGATAAAGTTATGTCAGATTACATTAATAAAGAATCTTCTTTGGTAAATACCGACGAGGCTGTAGAAGAAACAGTCGAAGATAATGATCTAGTTGGACAGGAGTAGTAGTTAATGGATGCGGGATTGATTGCCGATATGTGGAACACTTTTAAAGATAGTATTGATAAAAAAACTATTGAAGCAACGGCAGAAAGATTTGTTGATACATGTGCTGATTATGGCGCTGACGATACACACTTTAGAGATGCTATGGGTACTTGCGACATATTAGATGGAGCAATTACCTATTATCTCGATCTTGATGATGACGATGTATATGAAGAAGAAATTGATACAGAATGGGATGAGTAATGGGTTGGTATTCTGAAGTAGCAAGAAATATTAACAAGATTCCAGACGCAATCGCTTTCTTCGAATCAGAATTATCAGATGCAAAAACTGAGGTAAAACTCAGAGGTAATGTTGAAAAGGCAGCCTCTGAGATGCCCGGCATTGTTGAACATCGCTTTAACCAACTTCAAGAGATTGAAGCTATCCTAAACTACATGAATATTGAACTACGCAGATTGCGTAGTTCATTTTTTAAGAAATATCTTGAAAACTATCAAAGAGCACTAAGCAGTCGAGATGTTGAAAAATATGTTGACGGTGAAGCTGATGTAGTAGACTATGAAAAGATTATTAACGAATTTGCTCTCCTGCGAAATAAGTGGTTAGGACTCTTAAAAGGTCTTGATCAGAAGCAATGGCAGATAACTAATGTTGTCAAGCTAAGAGTCGCAGGTATGGAAGATGCATCATTATAAGTTTCAAGTTCCAAAAAGATCAAAAGAATTACGCGGTCAATGTTTTTCATACTTGTACCGAAAATGTGATACGATTACAATTGATTCACCTGATCAAATCGAGCCTGACAGGTTTCTAGCATTTAGCCATCCGTTTGATGATTGGGTATTTGATGCTATTACTAAAAATCCTAATTTGAATTTTTTTCATATTGACAATGGCTATTTAGGCAATATGAGACACAAAACTCCGTTCTATTATAGAATTAGCTATAACGCACTTCAAAATGTAAATGTAAGAACACCGCCTAGTGATAGATTAGAACATCTTGAGTTAGACGATAATCTTTGGAAAGAAGATTGGAATACTTCGGGTGATTACAACCTACTAGTGATGCCTAACAATAGTAATATATTTAAATACTTAAAAGAAGATTACAGTACCTGGCGTCGTGATATAATTAAATATTATGATAGTCTGCCAGAGAAATTAATTATTAGAGAAAAAGAAGGAAAGCGTAAGAAACGTTTCGAAGAAATAATACCACTTATGATTAACGCAAAAAAGGTTATAACATATCACAGTATGGCTGTAGTAGAAGCATTGTGTTTAGGTAAACCCATCGACGTGCTTGGACAAAGTGCTGTTCAACATTGGAAGAATCAGTCAAACTTTGACAGGACTCCTATGCTACAACACATTGCTTGGAGTCAGTTTGATCGTAATGAATTTAGTAGTGGAACTGCTTGGAAATGTACTTTCGAATATCAGGTGAACAATGTATAAAGAACTAGACGGATGGCGTACAACTGAAAACGATATTTGTTTAAAGAGCGCACAAAAACAAGGCCGGGGCAATATTGAGGATTACCAACATAACGAGTTAATGATTGCTATGAGTCACTGTAGTAAAATACGAGTTGCTGTTGATATTGGAGCACACGTAGGTTTAACAGCATTTCAAATGGCAAAGTCATTTGAGCATGTTCATGCTTTTGAAATAAATCCAGCAATATACAAGTGTATGGTACATAACCTAAAAGATAGATGTAATAATGTAACAACATATCCTGTAGGCATTGGAGAGATTGAAGAAAATGTAAACATTGTTACTACGAATAAAAGTTTTGGTACACATGTAGTTCCAGGCACACAAAATCAAAACTCCGGCAAACTTCCGGTACGTCCTTTAGATTCTTTTAACTTACAAAATGTTGATTTTATAAAAATTGATGCTGAAGGATACGAACCATTAGTTGCGCTCGGAGCAATTGAAACTATTAAAAGATGTACTCCGACAATTTTGTATGAACGTAAAGAACATCCTACACGTTATGGATATAGTAGAGATAGTATTAGAGATATTTTAATGCCTTATGGATATAGAATGGTGCGTAAAATAGGACGAGGTGAAAAAAATGCTGTATTAGCATACCGTCCTGGAATGGCACCAGATGCTTAACCTTCCAGAATTAAAAGGACATATGTGTCCGCAAAAAGCAGAAAATGTAATTTACTTTAGTTGTGACTACGATTACTTTGATAGACACGGATATGCCTTACAACAAAGTATTAATAGGACAGTAGGATGGATACATGTACACTGTCATATTATCAACGAAGGCAATATTGATCATATTATCTTAAAAAGATTAACTGAAAAATTTAAGTTTACATATACTTACGAAGATGTAGACAAACAATTCTATGTAGATTTGCCAAAAAATAAACATATGATGGACGAAGGTATAAACATTTTTAAAACAGGCGATTTAGATTACATTGCTAGACGCACATACTTGGCTAGTGTAAGATTTATACGCATGGCCGAGATTTTTACAAATCCACAACAACGAATATTACAAATTGATTGTGACAGTATACTACGTACAGGATTTCACTTAAAAGATTTTGCTGAAATTACTTCTGAGGTTAGCATTATGCCTAAGCCGAAAGAACCTGAAATTTTTATTGCTAGTGCGTTAAGTCCAGGATTAGGTCATAAAGGATTAGAATGGCGCAAATTATTTGCTAGAGAGTTACATAAGGGGTTTGAAAAAGGCTGTTATTGGTTTATTGATCAACATGTACTTAGGCAAGTAATGAAAGATTGGAAAAATTTAGGCAACACATACGGAGAGATACCGTATGAATGGAATTCTTGGGGTATTAAAAAACATAACATTTTTAGTACTGGCAAGGGTAATAAAAAAGACGGACTAAAGTTTAAACAAGCACAATTAAGATGGCTACCACAACATTGGTACGATAAAGTTGTAGTAGAAATAAGGAATACAGATACGTGAATGGATATATAATCTATCTACCAACTTATCCTGATAGTGTTAGTATGGCTAATCGTGCGTTAGAAACAGGAACTAAACAAGGCTGGAACCTAGAACTATTTGAAGGCATCAATGGGATGAAACAAGGTCTTATTGATTATAACTTAAAAGTATATCCACATAAAAAAGCACAACGATTACTTGCCCGTCCTGGTACACAAGGTTGTTTCTTAAGCCAATACTTACTGTGGCAAAAATGCCACATTACAAAAGAACCTATATGTATATTTGAACATGATGTTGTTTTTAAAAAACCTATAGGTGAATATGTAGATTGTGATGTGTACAAGTTTGAAGGTTTTAACAAAGCAAAACCTATACCACCTGGCAACTGGTTTGAAGGTGCTAGGGCTTATCGTATTACACCTACAGGCGCTAAAAAAATATTAGACTGGGTACATGCTAACGGAGCAATGCCAGCAGACTGGATGCTGTGTGATGGAATTGTGGATATGAAATTTGATAAGTACAATAAAGTAACATATAAAACAGAAGTTAGTTTTACAAAGGATTTATCATGAAGCGTATGATATACCAAGTCGCTGTTGGTGCGCAAAGTAACTTATATAAACATTGTATTAAAAGCACAGCCGAATACTGTAAAAAATATGGTATTGAACATATTGTACAAACGGAACCTGTATTAAAAATTAGACCCGATTTAAAACGCACAGGTCGTAGTAAAGAAGCAGTTGAAAGATTAGGATACTTACCTATATTTGAAAAAGAAACTGCGTTCTTACATATTAACAAATACGATCAAATAGCAATTATTGATAGTGACATTTATATTAGACCCACTGCTCCAAATATTTTTAAAGACTTCCCTGAAGAACGTGCCTTTGGCGCTGTTGCCGAACGTGAGCTTCCGTGTGCTAAAAAGTACAAATCAAAAATTAGAAAATATTCAAAAGCCGCATTTGAACCATGTAAAGATGTAGATTGGAAATGGAATGATCTTGGCGCTGAATTTTACAACATGGGAATGATGGTTATAAACTGTAAACAATTTGCTCCTTACTTAAAAGGGCAATCACCAAAAGAATTTCTAAGCAGGCCAGAGTTTAAAGACTTTGTAGACGGAGTTGGTTACCGTAAATGGTCAACTGATCAAATGCTACTTAACTGGTGGGTAAAGAAAGAAAAGATTCCTACACTTAATATGGATTGGAAGTGGAATGGTTTGTATAAAGGCATTGAGGATAGTAAATTACCCGAAGCATACTTTGTACACTTTTTTTTAAAAGATAAATTACCAGCACAAGGTGAA